AGTTTAATATAGGATAAGCTACAAGGGCCACAGGTTTCATTGTTGGATGATCCTTGTTCTTTTTAGGTTTTTCAAATTCCCAAATAGTGGTTTGTTTTCTGTCAGAGTACCAGTTATGCTTGCCTTTCTTTTTCCAGCCGAAGAGAACGGGTTCATGTTGCCATTGGTAAGGGGAGCGACCTAAAACTAAGGATTGCTTTTTCCATATACAAGTACCTGAAAGATAAAAGCCCGCATCAGAGAATGCCTTTCTAAAGTTTAAGCCTTCAGTATCTGCATGGAATACATAAATGGATGCGTCCTTAGCCATAACAGTTTCCATTCCTTGAAAGGAAGCAAGGAGGAAGTCGTAGAAGGCCTGGTTTCCCATATTGTCATTTTTAATTTTTCCAGCAGTACCTTCATAATTTACATTATAGGGAGGGTCAGTAATCGTTAAATTAGCCAACTTTCCATCCATTAAATCTTCATAGGTTTTAGGGTTAGTACTATCGCCACAGATAAGTCTGTGTTCGCCAAGCAGCCACAAATCTCCTAACTGTGAAATGGCTGGTTTTTTAAGTTCTTCTTCAACATCAAAATCATCTTCTTTAATATTGTCCTTTAGAGAATCTTTAAATAGATCATCAAGTTCAGCAGGGTCAAAACCAGTAAGGGAGACATCAAAGTCTACTCCTTGCAAATCTTCGATTAAAAGCATTAGTTTATCTTTATCCCAATCACCGCTGACTTTATTAAGAGCAATATTTAATGCCTTTTCATTTTCACTATCCATATCTACAACGACACAATCAATTTCTTTTTCCCCAAGCTCTACTAGAACTTTATATCTTTGATGGCCACCTATAATATTGCCAGTTCTTTTATTCCAAAGAACTGGCTCAACATATCCAAAGGTAAGAATAGAGTTTTTCAACTTTTCATACTCGGGGTCTCCAGGTTTTAAATCCTTCCTTGGGTTGTACTCGGCAGGATTAAGCTTTTCAATTTTAATCTTTTCTATCTTCATATTTTTTCACCGCCTTTTTAAACTCGTCATATCTATTTACATCTTCCCAAGGAAGGAGAGAGGAATTAAAGTGACCATAAGTAGCTGTGTCAGAATAATGGATATCTCTAAGCCTTAGGTTTTCAATAATTGCTGCAGGTTTTAAATTAAAGACCTCTTTTGCAGCAAGGGTTAATACTTCATCTGATACTTTACCTGTTCCAAAAGTATTAATAGAAAAAGCCACTGGATTTGCTTTTCCAATGGCATAAGAAAGAGCGACCTCGCATTTATCTGCAAAATCGCTCCATACAATATGTTTTGCTATATATCTAGCCATATAAGCACCACTTCTATCTACCTTGGTCGGGTCTTTGCCACATAGAGCACCACCACCGTGGGAGGCAAGACCACCGTAAGTATCAACCATAAGTTTTCTACCTGTTAAACCTGTATCAGCACTTGGTCCACCAATAACAAATCTACCAGAAGGATTGATAAGAATTTCAGTATCCTCATCAAAAGGAAAATCTTCAAAAGCAGGCAGTAGGACAAAAGTTAAAATCTCTCTTTTTAATTCATCATAGGATTTATCTTTATGATGGTGAATAGATATAACTATAGTTTTAACTCTTACTGGTTTATCACCATCATATTCTACAGTAACCTGTGCCTTACCATCTGGAAATATCCCTTTTATTAATTTATCTTTTCTTGCTTTATCTAACCTTTTAGTTATTCTATGGGATAAAACAAGAGGGAGGGGGAGCATTTCTCTAGTTTCATTGGTAGCATAGCCATACATAGTTCCTTGATCACCAGCACCGATTAAGTTATAAGGGTCATCTGTGCCATTTCGCATTTCTAGAGCATTATCAACTCCAGCCTTTATATCGGGACTTTGTTTTTGTACATATACATATATTAAAAATTTAAGTGGATTGTATCCAATTTCCTTTAGAGTTTGCCTAACAATGTATCTAATATCTAATTTCTCGCTACAGGTGATTTCGCCCGCCACGATAATTTTTCCTTTGGTCGCCATAACTTCACAAGCTACTCTAGAAGCTTTATCTTTTCTAAAAGCAGCATCTAAAATATTATCAGCAATTAAATCGCATAGCTTATCTGGATGTCCCATACACACACTTTCAGCTGTTAATTGTTTTTTACTAAACATGCTATCATCTCCAGTAATAAAAAATTTATTTTATATATTGACACTCATACGGAGTGGTGGTACAATATACTTATCGTACGGCTCGGTAGTACAATTTAAAAGAGGGGGAATAAAAAATGCCACGTAAAAATTACATGACGATTAATGCTCACGAAACAGTTCAACAAATGTTTGATGAATTTGTATCCCGTAGGAAGGTACAAAAAACAGTTGCCTTAAATGATATGCTTGAAATGTATATGCTTGCCAAGGATGAAGACTTATACATGGAACTAAAAAGAAAGTATCTAAATATTGAATCTGTTAAACAAATGTTATCTGATAGAGATAGCGACTCATCTCTTGAATCTGAAGAACTATTTATCTTTATAAAATTAAGTTTTTCATATGACAATCATGATAACGAATATGATGGACATGAAACTATGCAAGCTTATATCTCTGACGAAGCAATTCGTGGTTATACTTGGTTTTCGACTCAAGCATTATATTATGGAATGTCTCAAAAGCGTGTTGATGAATATAATAAAGCCATAAAATCAGGGAAAAAGGTAACTCTAATATTTGCTATAGGTGAAAAAGCTGGTGGTGAAAACGACATAGCTTATAAAGCTGATGTTATGGAGATTATTTCCTTTAAGCAGCCTGAGACCTTACCTTCAAATGAATATCCTTCTTTATGGCATGGTGAAAGTGCTCGGATATGGATTAAGCTAAAAAACATCCAAGAAGAAAATACTCTTACAGCTAGGCTTTTTGAAGTGACCTCAACAGGTGCTGATCTCCAACAGGTTATTAATAAGAGCCAATACCATTTTGGTTATGTGAACTTAAAGTAATCCTTAAGGCGACTGTTAAATCAGTTGCCTTTTATTTATTATTTCTAGCAGTAAGCAGCCTTTCCATTACATTATCTTGAGGATTGTTTCCTGTGTATTCTGATAGAGAGTTTTCTTTTACGATTTGAAATATCTCAAACCACAGTCTATTTGTTTGAGTCATATAATTTTGTCCCATTGCAACATAGGGACTTTGAATAGCATTTCCTGTAGTAGGATGTTTTGCTAAAAAGCCATATTCAGTGATTGCCTCTTCGCATTGAATCCATCTTGCAACACTCATAGCATATCTTTCTAAAAGCTGAGGTGAGACGAGGGAGGAACAACCTCTTTCATGTAGCCATTTCCATGTATCTTTATAGACTTCTCCAGCGACTAAAGTCTTTCCATCTTTTTGGACTGCCTCTAACATCTTGTTTGGCTCTGGCATTTCTTCACCTTTTAAGTCTGCGGTGTTCTGAAATTCCATAACTGTAAGAGGTCTTCCACCAGGATTTCCTTCAGCTATTTTTTCTGCTAATGCTTTCTTTTTGGCTCCTGCTCCTATGCGAGCACCACCTCTATTAGTGCCGTCTTTGGCCATATATTAAAACACCTCACTTTCCACTTGCCCTATTACCCCCTTTGAAACTGCATTTTTTTACACGATGCCCCACGCCGCTGTCCGCTTATGAAAGTTTTAGAGATTTACTACCCCCACCGCTCACCACTTTTAGCTGTGATGCTTGAGTGACAAGACTTGCAAAGAGACATAAGATTACTAAACTCATTGCCACCACCTTTGGACAGTGGTACGATGTGATGCACTTCCTCCACAGGAGTAAGCTTTCCGTGTTTCTTACATTCCTCACAAAGGGGATACTCTTTGACGTATCTGTCTCTGATTCGTTTCCAAGCCCTGCCGTATCTTTTGTTGGACTTAGGATCTCTTTGGTACTTGTTATAGTTTTTATTTGTTAACCGCTTATGTTTTTCACAGTACCTATCATCAGTAAGCTTAGGACAGCCAGGATAGGAACAAGGACTCTTAGGTTTCCTTGGCATTCTAGCACCTCCTTTTTGGGCATGAAAAAACCCCCACAGATTTTCTGTGAAGGTTTAAAGTTTTTCTATCTTAATAGTATCAAGTAAGTCTATGAACATCTACTAACATTTCCTATCATTTTTCAAAAGAGTGGTTGTTTCTGCTAAAGCTCTGTCTCTAAGTCTATAAATATGCTGAATGCTATAATCCATATCAACTGCAATCTGCTCCCAAGTTTCGAAGCAAAGGTATCGTTTCTCAAGTAAGGTTTGATACTCCTGGTTCTTTACTTTCTTTATAAGAGCTACAATTTCAGTTTTCAAATCGATAAGCATATCAATGTCTTTATTGATTTCAGCTTGAAGGTCAATAATTTTATCTATAGCATCTGCCATTTTGGAGGTAGCTCTGTTAGGACTTCTTGGCATATCGGATAGGGTAGAAGTGGCTTTAGTAGCAAGTGCATTTAAAGACTCCACTTGCTCAAGCTTGCTATTAATTCTTTGGTCTAGACGATAAGCTTTATTTAAATAATCTTTTGCGTTCATGATGCTACCTCCTCATTCAGTTGTTTTATAAGCATATCTGGGTCAAGGCTGGTAAGAAGTCTATACCAGCCAGAATGAAAGAAACGTTCAACTTCTTCTTTTGTATTTAAAGCAGCTTGATTTCGTGGATGTTTATTTAGTTTTCTAAGTGCAGCACGGTAATCCTTAACTGCTGCTAGAACAATGGCATTAGCCAAATCTTCATATTTTTTATTCATTGCTTTTACCTCCCATTTGCAAGTTGACTTTAACAGCATCGATTAATGCAGACTGGGTATTATCCTTGTTTTTTAAAGCTTTCATCACTTGCTTGTCGATTGTGTCCTTTGCAATGAGGTGATGGATAATAACTGTCTTTTCTTGTCCCTGTCTCCATAGCCTGGCATTTGTTTGTTGGTAAAGCTCCAAACTCCATGTAAGGCTAAACCAAATGAGAGTAGAACCACCAGATTGCAGGTTGAGTCCATGTCCAGCAGATGCAGGGTGGATAACTGCTATAGGAATTTCTCCCTTATTCCATTTTTTTATTGAGTCGGAACTATCCAAGTTCTCCACCTTAAATCTTCT